AAAGAAATTGTTTGTCAATTTTGCCTCTCTCAAACCCTTGCAACATATGGCTCTCTTCCGTATACCATTAATGTTAAAGGTTTACAAAAGAAGTTGTACAAAATGGCCTTGAAAGGTATATGAAATATGGCAAAGAAGTCAAAAGAGCGGAAAGAAATAGCCCTGCTGTACGCGCGAGTTTCGACTCAAATGCAGGTCAACGACGGTATGTCTCTCGGCGCTCAGGAGCGAGATCTGCGTCGAGCGGCCGAACAGGCTGGTTTTACTGAGATAGAACTCCTACGTGAAGAGGGGCGCTCTGGCAAGTCAATTCAAGGTCGCCCCGTCCTACGTGACGCGCTCGAGAGACTTGACCGTGGCGACGCCGCGGCGATCTTCGTTACTCGCATCGACAGACTTGCTAGGTCGACCAAGGACTTTTTGAGCATCGTCGACAGAGCAAACACAAACGGTTGGCGTATCGTCATGCTCGATCTCAACCTAGACACCGCGAGCTATCAAGGTCGCTTCGTCGTGACGATCATGAGCGCTCTTGCCGAGATGGAAAGAGGGATTATCGCAGAGCGACAAAAAGACGTTCACAAAGACAGAAGAGAAAAAGGTCTCAAATGGGGAGTAGACCTTGGCCCAAAACAAATGATCAATGACGAATTGTACGAATCTATTATTCAGTACAGAAACAAAGGAATGTCGTATAAAGCAATAGCCGATCGTCTAAACAAAGACGGAGTCAAGACGGCGTTTGATAAGAAGTGGTATCCCGCGACTGTCAAACATTACGTTGACAAGTCAAAAAAGTAAGGCGGCCGGGAGGGCAATCTCGAACCGTGTAAACGAGACGCTCACCTCCCGGCCAAGACGCCCCTCTCCCGAGACGCCTGAACCTTATGAAGCATATAGTACATTGTCTACGCAGACAAAGCGGTACTTATTGAGAACTTTTTGCAATACCTGCAATAGTCTTGTCTATGAGACTTTCAATAGTTTCTCCGTAAAGCTTTGCTGCTCTTTCAATGCTAGCGTACTCGTCTTTTCTAAGACGCACCTTGCATATAACTTCTCCGCTAGGCTGCCCACGGAAGACAAGAACAACATCCCCACGTCGCGGAAGCCTAGGCAGCTTCATCTTGCAAACCTGCTTGCGACGCCCCAGTCAATTTCACCTGTTGATACCGACCTGGGCATGAGCAAGTGACCTCTGATTTCAGCCCTAGAGCCGAGACCGTTGATTTCTAGCCCTCGCTCACTCAGCTTGCGCTGAAACGCGATCTGTGTCATCGGCTTTTCTCCACGCTCTTCTGACCACACGCGGTAGACTGCGTAGAGAGATTTGATAGGAATAGACGCACCCTCGGACTCTTTAGTTTCCTCAGTAAGGAAGAACCCGATACGGTCTTCGTTCTTGCGGTAGATTTCAGCAGCTTCGCTTACAACCGAGCACCAACCGAGCGCGTCCCTCGCGCTAGAGCCAAGTAGCTTAATCGCACCCTCAACTGCCCAAGAAAGCACTGCTGGTAGACCGCCTTCTGGGTCAAACAAGTAATGCTTGAGATCTGGGTCTGGATTCTCTGGAACTCTCGTCATTGGCACAGGGCGAATTCGCCGCCACATCGCGTCGTCACTGATGATTGGCCTGTGGTTGGTTGTAATCCAAAGCTTCGCGCGAGACTGAAATGTAAATGGCTTTTCACCAGGAGAACGAGCAGAGATTTCAGAAGAGCCAGTTAGCTTCTTGACTGAGTTTTCTTTCATGCGCTCAGACTCTGGCAGCTCGTCAACCCACACGAGACGACGCCCGCGAAGCTCTGCCCAGTGATACAGGTCCGAGCCGTGTGCTTGCCCATCGCCTTGAGCAAGAATGCTCGAGTCAAGAGGCCATGCGTACTGCGACGTGCCCATCGCCTTTACTAACGCTTCTACAAGAGTGTTTTTACCGGAGCCAGGGGGCCCATACACAAGAAACATAATGTCATATGTTCGCAAACCAGTAAGCGAATAGCCGGCAGCTTTTTGCAACCACTCTTGCAGTTCTTTGTCTCCGCCTGTCGCAAAGTCTATGAATTGCTCCCAACGAACATTGCGAATCCCGGGGTTGTACGCAACAGGCGCACGCCGCGTAATGTAGAGATCGGGGCGGCCTTTGAGCAGCTCGCCTGTCCGTAGATCGATTACTCCGTTAGCGACCCCGAGTAGAGTTTCGTCGCTATCCCAAGACTCGACTGCAACCTGCACTCGAGGGTCAGAAGTAGCTGATTCTATTGCACCGTTAATTCGCGCGTTTGACTTGGCCTGCTGCGCCCAGCGAATTACTTCTGACTGCTTGTCAGCATCATCAAGATAGTGAACGACTTCACTCGCAATGATTGGCGCAACCTTTTTGCATAGCTCACGCATCTCGAGATTTTCGACGTCAGGTTTCCAATATCCGCCGTCCCAATGAAACCAGCCAAGCCCTGGAGTGTATCTAACCGCGGGGCCAAACGAGTCAACGAGTCGGCGTCCATTGCCAGTGTCAGTAAGACTTCGTTTTCCTGGCTCTCCGCCTTCTTCTGCACCAAGAGCATCTGGGTCAAGCGGTACGTCGATGTTAGTGAGGCTAGCCGCCGCCGATAGCGAGTCGCCGTCAACCATAGCGCTGTAAACAGCGCCACCAATAGTACCGGGAAGGTTTGTTTCCGCTGGCGTGACAGAAGCGCGCTGTAAGTTAGCTGCCTGTTGTTTCGCAATCGCCGCACGACTTTCCTCCGTAGACTTATTGGCCCATTCTTTCAGACCTGGCCATAACCGTTCTGTCTTTGGATTGTCAATTACGAATTGAATTGCACGACGCACGTGCATTAGCAAGCCACCCGGGCCTTCAAGCTCTAGCGGAGGACGAACCTTTTCGGCGTTAAAGCGAATCATCATTGTTTCAACAGCAAGTCGGCCGGCTTCGGTGTCTACTGGAAACTTGTTCGCGAGGGCGCACGCCATGGAGTAGATATCTACTGCTCTCGAGCCTTCGTCAATTCCTTCTGAAAGAAGTCTATCAACATCTACTCGTTCTCCGCCGAAGTCCATCGAGTCTAGGAAGCTCCAGTCACCTTCATCAAGTGACGTTCCAGATCTTCTACCTCTCTTGCGAAGAGCGACTAGCAGCTCTTCAGGAGCGCGAGCTATTTCAATTTCCCATGGCGCTTTTCCTGGCGCCCACTCGTAGCAAACTCCTGAAAAGTGGCGCGACGGCGCGATAAGCACGTACCCATTGTGCTTAATGTCGATCCCGCTAAGCCCTGACTTTTTTAGGTTTCCAACTAAGGCTTCAGACTCGTCGCAGCGGTAGAACAAATGCCTACCGCGCTGAATCTTCCCGTTCATTGAGTACTCGCCTGTAATGGCTTCCACAGTGGGAGGCAGCGCGCCATCTACCAATGACTCAAACTTCTCAAACGAGTCTGGGCCACCCGCACGCGGATCGATGTCTATGACAAAGAATCCGCTCGGGCGGCAATAGACTGCAACGTTTTGATCAGACGAAGAAGACCACCATGACTTGACAGTATCTTCATTCGGTGTTGCTTGAGTGTTCCATTCGGCTATGCTTGGGTGTTTACCGACATCTTTCGGCTCAGCATGCGCACCACCGCATGTGCACCGGCCATTCGCAATCCCATAGCATGGAAGAACGTGCCAACCTTTGGCCGCATACCACGCCGCTGCTGGGCCTAAGCGGCCGTCCGCAAGTTCCCACCCGCTCACCTGGCAACTCGTGTTTCGCTGTGCAGAGAGCACACCCAGCGCTCTGCGTCCTCGTGCATAATGTACGCTCTGTCTCTGCCTGTCTCGGTTTTTGTAATCAGAGCTGGGAGCTCGCCGGATGCTACAGCTCGAGCCACTACGCGTTGAGGTATTCCGAACAGCATAGCGACTCTTCGCACACTGAGACGTTTAGATACTTCGTCAATCATTACCTTGCCGCCGCCCTTAGCATGTTTGTGACATTTGTGATATTTGTGACTCGGTCACTATAACAAATGGCGCAGTCTTTTGCCGCATTCGCGCGTTGTTTTTGAACATTTTGTAGAGTAGACAACTGTATCATAGTTTCATTGCCAACGTAACTAGCAATGTATAGTACAGTGAACAGTATATAGTACTGTTAGACAACACTACGGAGGCAGCATTGATGGGCGACCTATTCGATGAGATCAAAAAGAATAGCGCAAGAAAAGGCAACAGGTCTCGGATTCAAGAAATTGCCGAGCAACTTTCAGACAGCGACAGAAAAGACTTCATAAAGGCGTTGGACGACCACGGCATTCCAGCGTCAAACATTTCAAAAGCACTGGAAACTCGCGGTTTTAAGCTTGCGCCCAATGTAATTAGCCGATACCGTCGCGGAGAATTGGTGACCGATATCAAATGAGTCTAGCAGATGACATCAACGCAGAAAGCGAAATCACAGAACTTCGCAAAGCTCTGAAGCGCGCGCAGCAGGCAGAATACAAAGCAAAACGAGCTAATGAAACAATTACAGAAGCAGTGTTTGCAGCAGCGCACGAAGCCGCACTTGCTTCTGGCAGAGGCAAGGCGATGCCTACGCCAAAAATTGCCAAGGACTCGAGAAAAGGCAGAGGTGAAGTAGCACTAATTCACCCGACTGACTGGCAGCTCGGTAAGAAGACAAGCGGGTACGACATTGAGACGTGCTCAAGAAGAATGGAACAGTTTACTTCAAAAGTAATGGAGCTAACTGAGATTCAGCGAGCGCACCACCCCGTTCGTGAATGCACCATTATGTTTGGTGGCGACATGGTTGAAGGCATCACAATCTTCCCCGGACAGGCGTGGGAAGTCGAGGCTCATCTTTTCGAGCAGCTTTTTGAGACAGTGCGCATCGAGGAGACAATTGTAAGAACCTTAGCCGCATTTTTTGAGAAGGTCAACGTCGTCTGTGAATACGGCAATCATGGCCGCCTCGGCCGCAAGGGCGAGCTGCCAGCAAACGATAACATTGATGCGATCTCGTACAAGATCGCTTCTGAGCGCACTCGCGATCTCAAAAACGTCACTTGGCAGATGTCGCCTGACTGGTATCAAATTGTCTCGGTAGGAAACTATAAAGCGCTTCTCGTCCACGGCGACGAGATCAAGTCGTTTGGTGGAAACACTCCCGCGTTCGGCATTTTGCGCAAGTGCAACGCCTGGGCGACCGGAGTCGTGCCTGAGTTCCATGACGTATACATGGGGCACTTCCACACCCCCATGTCGTTGACAATGGCAAACGGCGGTCGCATCTTTGTGACTGGCTCTCCAGAGTCTGAGAGTGTCTACGCGGCAGAGTTTATTGCCGCAAAAGGACGGCCTTCGCAGCGCCTTCACTTCATCGACCCAGACAAGGCACGAGTCACAGCAGAATACGTAGTTTGGCTAGATTAGCCTAAACTTTCAGGGTGTCACTGGCACACAATTTGATAAGATTCTTTCAGAGATTTCTGTCAGATTGGAGCTAAGACGTGCCATGGCCTAATGACGTTCTTACGCGTACCGTCTATGGAACCTACTTAACTGCCTTAGGAGAGCCAGCAAAGGGCAGAGTAACATTTACTCCGACTACAAGAGTTGTAGATGAAGATGACGCAGTAATTGTTGAAAGCACTTTAGCAGCAGCGCTAGATATAAATGGCGCGTTTGAGATAGATCTTCCCGTAACTGATAACGCTCTTCTTAGGCCAGAAGGCTGGGCGTACAAAGTCAGCGTTCGCCTTTACGGAGTAAAGCCTCAGTCGTTCTACGCTCTTCTCCCGTACGGCGACGGGTCAGATGTAGACATTAGATCAGAAATTAGCAGTGGCACTGAAGGGACTACTGCTAGCAACCCTATAGTAGTGCAAGGCCCAGCAGGACCGCGCGGCCCAGGGGTACTAATTGACTCGGGGCTACCTTCTAACTTAGTCGGCGTTGATGGAGATATTTACATTGACTCTGACACTGGCAGCTACTACGGACCAAAAGCCGACGGCGCGTGGCCAGCAAGCCCGGCTTATTCGCTAGACTCGGCGTTGACTTCAAATCAACGACACGTTCATACTCAGTCGTCTGTTTCGTCTACTTGGACAGTTACTCACGCGCTCGGCGGAAGGCCTTCCGTTACGGTAGTTGACAGCGCTGGAACTGTCGTAATTGGTGACATAACATATAATAGCGATACACAAGTGACTATTTCATTCAGTTCTCCGTTCTCCGGATACGCGTATTTAACCTAGAAAGCAGTGAGCCGTGGCGACAAAATTTGTAACTAACTTAGATCTCAATCAAAATCAAATTTTGAACGGCAAGTTTGAGGTTCTTGCTTCTGACCCGTCGAGCAACAACTTTGAAGGTCGAATGATCTATAACTCGACCGAAGACACAATTAAAGTGTACTCGGGCTCGGCGTGGAGAAAGATGCTCCACAGCGTCACATCAGGCGGAACGTACTCGAGCTACCTCTCTGTAAGCGAAAGCAACGGCGCAGTTACTCTCACTATCAGCGGCACGTCAGACGCTACTGCGACTAGCATTGTCGCTCGAGATGAAAACTCTCAAATTAAAGTTGCAGCAACTCCAACAGACAATGCTCATGCTGCTTCTAAAGGCTACGTTGATTCCGCAATTTCCGGTGCGACCGTAAGCACAGAGCAGGTTCAAGACATCGTAGGCGCGCAGCTTGTCACAAATGGTTCACACAGCGGCATTACAGCGTCGTACGACGACGCTGGCGACGGCGCTATCGACCTCACGCTGGACGCAACATACAGCCCAACGTTTGCTGGTCTTACAATAAATGGCGCTTCAATCACGTTTGAAGGTGCAACTGCTGACGCGTACGAAACAACGCTAACAGTTACTGACCCGACCGCAGATCGTACTCTCACGCTACCAAACGCGACAGACACTTTGGTTGGTAAGGCTACTCAAGACACTTTCACAAATAAAACGTTTGACACCGCTGGCGCCGGTAACAGCTTTAGCGTTAACGGTAACGCAATTACTTCTTATGTTGGCAGCGGGAACAACGTTGTTCTTTCTTCAAACCCAACGATTACAAACCTTTACGCAAACGGTCTTACCGTTACAGGCGCAAGCATCGTTATCGAAGGCGCAACCGACGACATCTATGAAACTACTCTCACTGTTGTAGACCCGACAGCAGACAGAACAATTACTCTGCCAAACGTAGACGGCACTGTTGTCACAACAGGAAACCTCTCAGCAATTACTTCTCTTGGAGTTCTTACAACCGGCATTACGTTTGAAGGCGCAACAGCAGACGAGTACGAGACAACTCTGACAGTCACTGACCCTACGGCCGATAGAACAATCACCTTGCCAGATGTAGATGGCACGGTTATCACTACTGGTAACCTTAGCTCGATCACGTCTGTTGGTACGCTAAGCAGCCTCACGATCACCGGCGACCTAACAGTCAACGGTACGACAACAACTGTCAATTCAACAACAGTGACAGTAGACGATAAGAACATCGAGCTAGGGTCGACTGCAACTCCGTCTGACGCCGGCGCAGATGGCGGCGGTATCACACTAAAAGGCACAACAGATAAGACTTTTAGCTGGGTAGACAGCACTGACGCTTGGACTTCTTCTGAGCATCTCAATCTTGCCTCTGGCAAGGTCTACATGATCAATGGAACTACAGTTCTTAGCGGGTCCGCTCTCGGTTCTGGAGTTACTTCTTCAAGTCTTACATCCGTTGGGACAATCACGACAGGCGTTTGGAACGGTACAGATATCGCGGTAGCTGACGGCGGCACTGGCGCGTCTGACGCCGCTGGAGCGAAGACAAACCTTGGCTTCATGACACGTTATGCGGCAAACGTCGGTGACGGCTCGAACACGAGCTACACGGTTACTCACAACCTCGGCACACGCGATGTCATTGTTCAAATCCATGAGGTCGCTTCTCCCTACGCAGTCGTGATCGCGGATATTGCCGCAACTACAACAAGCGCAGTCACCATCGCGTTTGCGACAGCGCCAACAACAGATCAGTATAGAGTAGTCGTAATCGGCTAGTTAGCTTAAGTTTGACCTCGCGGGGTCATCTTAAAGCAGAAAGCGATCGAGGTCGTGTCACAAAAATTTGTAACTCCAATAACAATTAAGCAGCTGTCTACTGCTGGCTCCGATGGGTTGACAATTTTTGTTGACGGCGACACCTACGCGAGGCTGCAAGTGCAGGCAGGCGGCAGGCTTGTTTGGGGCGACGGCACAGCGGCAGGCGATGTAAATCTCTATCGCGACGAAGCAAATGTTCTTAAGACAGATGACACGCTAAAAGTCCCTGCGCTGTTTGTTGACGGCATCGAGATAGACACGACTGGCGTAACAAACGGGCAGATTTTACTTTTCAATGGCGCAAAGTTTGTGCCGTACACTGCAAGCTTAGAAGTTGGAGCTACAGGGCCGACTGGCCCGTCTGGCCCAGCGGGACCAACGGGACCGCAGGGCGCAACAGGCCCAACCGGCGCGACTGGGCTAACGGGGCTGCAAGGGGACACTGGCGCGACTGGACCTGTCGGTGCAACAGGCGACACAGGAGCAACTGGCCCAACGGGGCCGCAAGGCGCAACCGGCGCAACGGGCGCAAGTGGCGCAACCGGGCCGGTTGGCGCGACTGGCCCAACGGGCGACACTGGGCCAATCGGCGCGACTGGCGCAACAGGCGCAACAGGCCCTGAAGGAGTGACTGGACCAACAGGGCCAATCGGCGCGACTGGGCCGACGGGCGCAACAGGCGCAACAGGCCCTGAAGGAGTGACTGGACCAACAGGGCCAATCGGCGCGACTGGGCCGACGGGTCCGGTTGGCGCAACTGGTGTCACTGGCGCAACTGGAGTTGAAGGCGCTACGGGGCCAACAGGCGCTACAGGGCCGCAAGGCGCGACTGGCGACGTTGGGCCGACAGGTGCAACGGGACTTACAGGTGCAACGGGACTTACAGGCGCAACAGGGCTTACCGGAGCGACAGGCGCAACTGGGCCAACTGGAGCAACGGGGCCAACAGGCCCGAGCGGTGGACTAGATATTCTTACTGACGTTGTCATAACTTCGCCAGAAGAGTTTCAAGGTCTTTCGTATGACGGCACGAACTGGGTAAATAGTCACATCCCTCTCGTTTCATACGTAAGAAACGCGGAGTCAACAACAATTACAACTGGCACCTGCGTCTATTTATATGGCGCGACAGGCGATCACGCTTCTGTAAAACGCGCAGACAACAGCTCTGACACTACGTCGTCAAAAACAATTGGTGTTGCCGGAGCAAATATCACGGCATCTAACAACGGCCCAATTGTCACCCGCGGCTACGTAGATGGAATTGATCTGTCCACTGGCTACGCAGCAGGGGATGTTCTTTGGCTTGGAGAAAATGGCGCGTTCACTAAGACTAAACCAACATCTCCGGATCACTTGGTTTTCATTGGCGTAGTTGTTCGCGCAACAAACAACGGCATCATTTATGTAGCGACGCAAAACGGCTACGAACTTGATGAACTTCACAACGTCGCTATTAATGCCGGGACACTTGCCAACGGCGACGTTCTCGCGTATGAATCAAGCAGCGGACTGTGGAAGAACACTCAGGTAGTTGGTCCTTCTGGCCCAACTGGGCCTTCTGGACTACAAGGTGACGTCGGAGCGACTGGAGCGACTGGAGCAGTTGGCGCTACCGGCGCGACAGGGCCTGTCGGTGCAACAGGCGACACAGGAGCAACTGGCCCAACGGGGCCGCAGGGCGCAACCGGCGCAACCGGCGCAAGCGGAGCGACAGGTGCTACTGGACCTACTGGGCTTCAAGGTCTATCTGCTGCTGGACGCGTTTACTACTTCCAAAGTTCAGCAAGTGATATTTCACCTTATGAAGAGCTAACTCCAGAAGTATCTAATCTCACCGAAGAACAAATGTCTAACGCCACCGCCGCGACAAGCAGCAACGGCGAGCAATACATTAAGGGGTGGATCACTGCTGCTGGTGACCCCAATGTCATATTGCTCCCTGCTGGAGAATTTACATGGAGACTGTGGCTAAACATTAATGATACTGACGGCGTAACTAATTTTGTTGCCAGGGTTTACAAGGTTGATCCAACAAACTCAAACGCAGAAACAGAACTTTTCAACTACACAAGTGGCGAAGTAAACGCGACAACCCCCACTCTCTTTACAATTGTTCAGTACATTCAGTCAGGCTTTACTTTGCTTGAGACTGATAGGCTTCTGATGAAGCTATTTGTCAAGACAACTTCTACAAACAATATTTACGGTACCGTCACACACGATGGCACTTCCAGACAGTCAAGCGTCATCACAAGCATCACGCAAGGATTCCTTGGCGCAACTGGTCCTACTGGCCCGACAGGTGCGACAGGGCTTACCGGCGCAACGGGCGCAACGGGGCCGGTTGGGGCAACTGGTCCTACTGGGCTAACTGGCGCGACAGGTGCTACTGGAGTACAAGGCGACGTTGGAGCGACTGGGGCAACAGGCGTTCAAGGCGACACCGGCGCAACTGGCCCGACTGGTCCGCAAGGTCCGCAGGGGGACGTTGGTCCGACTGGCGCAATCGGCGCGACTGGCGCAACAGGCGTTCAAGGTGGTGACGGCGCGACTGGTGCGACTGGGCCTGTCGGTGCAACTGGCCCAGCCGGTGCAACTGGCCCGGCGGGAGCAACTGGTGCGACCGGGCCTGTCGGTGCAACTGGCGACGTCGGACCTGCCGGTGCGACTGGGCCAGCAGGAGCGACAGGGCCTGTCGGTGCAACTGGCGCTACCGGCCCGGCGGGTGCGACTGGGCCTGTCGGTGCGACTGGCGCTGCTGGAGCCGCGGGTGACACAGGCGCGACTGGGCCTACAGGGCCAATCGGCGCGACTGGGCCAACGGGTCCGGTTGGCGCTACCGGACCGACAGGTGTAACAGGGCCAACTGGACCAATTGGCGCGACTGGACCAACTGGTGTCACAGGCGCGACGGGGCCCACGGGCGCGACCGGCCCTGGCGCGCCGCTGACAAGTTCAGCGACCGCGCCGTCTTCGCCGTCTGCTGGAAACTTGTGGTTTGACACAAGCACTGGCGCTACTTACATCTACTACAACTCTGCGTGGGTTGAAATTGGCGGCGGCACGATGTCGCCGTATCAATGTACATCAACAACTCGCCCGTCTTCCCCATGGGAAGGTCAACTAATCTACGAGACTGATACCAACCGCATTCTTGTCTACAACGCCTCAGCGTGGGTAATGATGGTGGCAGCAGATTCACCACCAGGGATGGAGTTAGTCAAAGTTGTAGATGTTTCAAGTTCTTCAACAAATGTGACGAGTTGTTTTTCCTCTACGTACCGAGTGTACAGAATTATTTTTGACGCAATCAAAACAAACGGAACTGACCCTTTTACGCTTCAGTTGCTTTCTAATACGACACCAGCCACAAGTGGGTATACCAAGCAAAGATTCTATGCGCAGGGGGCAACGGTGGGAGGGTCATACGTCAGTTCGCAGTCGTCAATTATTGCTGGTTATACCGCATCCAATGTTGAGCAATCAATTTCGTGTGATGTATTTGACCCCAACGCTACTGTCATAACAAAGTTTATTTTTCAGCAGGTATACCATGACGGAACAAATGTTTCCTATATGGAACAGGGGACTGCTTCCCACACCACAACTTCGGCCTATGACGGTTTTTCATTGTCATGCGGCTCAAATAGTTTTACCGGCGGCACAATCCGCGTTTATGGGTATAGGAATTCAATCTAATGCCAATTACATTTCCCTCCTCCCCATACACAGCACAGATTTACACAGTCGGCTCTAAGAGTTGGCAGTGGGATGGTTCTGTGTGGGCAGCGTACTACAACGAAGGAGTTGACTCTGTGTACGGCACCGGCATGGACGGAGACGCCACGCTAGACGGGACAACAACGGTCTTGAGCATGGCGCCGTCTGCAAGTGTCTATTCAATGACAAGAGACTTGTACTTCAATGATTTGACAATCAACTCGGGAGTGCGACTTGCGCCAAACGGGTACCGCATCTTTGTCAAAGGAACATTGAAGTTTGACGGCAACAACGCGACTATCGGGTTTACTGCGGGGTACTCGACTGCTGGATCAATTATGCAAGGTGGTGCCGCAACAACTGCAGTGACTCACTCGCTTGGTGGAAGCGCGACTGGCTACACTGCTACTGCACCAACAGCTGCTCTTGGCGGATCAGACTACTTTAAAGTCGCTCGTCAAGCAATCACTGGTTACTCAATTACAGCGTCAGGCGGGCCAACGTTTCTTCGCGGAGGAGCTGGCGGGTCAGGGCAAGCCGGTGGCGGTGTGATCATCATAGCAGCACGGTATATCTCTGGCCCAGCAACTGGTACTGGGTACATTAAAGCGCCAGGGACCGCACCCGCAGGCGGCGGAGTAATTCTTGTTGTCTCATCTGCATCAGCGCTGCCTGCTTCAGTCTCGACAGACGTGACTGGGCAGAACGCGGGCACCCACTACTACGTACAGCAGGTGTAGCGTGGCTATATCAAGAATTGAGCAAAGTGCGTCGCGCGTTAGCAACGACTGGGTCTATGGCACAGGAGCAGATGGCGACGTAACAATTAGCGGTACCGTGACTCTTACTTCTGACAAGTACTACAACAACTTGACAGTTCCGCTCGGCAACGTACTACTAACAAACGGGTTTCGCGTGTTTGTAAAGAACACTGCAACAATTAACGGAGTTGTTGGGATCGGGACAGTTACTGGCAATACCAGTGGTTCAACAAATGGAACAATAACTTCACCCGGTTCTTCTGTATCAACGGGAACAGTAGCTGGAAACGTTTCTTCAGCAATTTCGTATCGCATTGGCGGTCAAGGCGGCGGAGCAACAAATCCGGGGGTTTCTGTGCTGCCGGAGTATTTAGTCAAAAGAATAGAGGCAGTGACAGGCGTCGCGCTCGACGCTACGTACGGAAGTTCAGTTCCTGTTCTTTTAGCTGGTGGATCTGCTGGGTCTGCTGGATCTACTGGCATAGCGGCGACTTCATACACAAACGCAAGCCCTGCCCCGTCTGGGTTTACAAACACTTGGCCTGGAAAAGCGGGGTCTGCTGGATCTGCAGGAGCTACAGGCGCAACAGGGGCATGGCCACCAAACGCGACGACTGTCGGAGCAGCGGGAGGCAAGGGGAACACCGGCGCTTCAGGCGCAAGCGGAACGAGTGGCTCTGCTCCAAACCCACCCATTGCAGCTACAGGCGGCGCAGGCGGCGCAGGTGGGGCAGGCGGCGGAGTCGTGGCAATAGTCGCCAGAACAATCACTGGCACTGGCACAATTATGTCTCTTGGAGTAAGCGGAGCAGTTGGCTCTGCCGGGACAACTTCTCCAGCTGGGCCAAACGGCGCCACTGGTGCCACTGGTACACCGGGAGCAGCGGCGCCTGGGTACACAGATCACCACCATCACTCAGCAGTTATTCACGAACCACATACTTGCTGCGGCCACCACCATCATCCAGCTACCACATCAGGTAAGATTCACATCCCCGCAGGTCACCACTCGTATCACCATAACCATTCAGCAACTATTCACGCTCCGTGCTGCACAGCCGGCCCGCACTATGCTGGCGGCGCTGGCGGCGCTGGAGGAGCTGGAGGCGCTGGTGGAACCGGCTCTCCTGCAGTGACGGGAGGGACTGGAAAAAGAGGCGGAGCTGGCGGAGGAGGAGCAATAGTGATAATTACTGAGGCAACTCCGTCTAGTCTAAATTACGACGTGCGAGCAGGGACAACTGCTGACTCTGATACGGTTACTGCTACTTCAGGCTCAACATACATCATTCTCAACAGTTAGGTAGGAGAACACATAATGGGTATCTTTGACGATTTCACTTTGAACGATAGAAAAAGAACAATCGACGCAGAGCTAAATAGCTATCAAACGTCTTTGTACGGCCTTCTTCCCCAGGTGGGAATAGACCCAGAAACGTTTGACGCCGATACCTGGGACGAGCCAATCAACATGGAAGAGCCACGCGGCCGAGTTAAACACTACATTGATCTAATTAAGTCTCTTCAGGCGCAGAAAGCAGCGCTAAGCAGCGATGAATAGATACGTATCTGTCCCGCGAGAGATGTGTCGCAACGGAGAAGTACCTGAAGAAGCCAAAAAGTTAGCAAGAACTTATTCACTAGAGATTCAAGTATCAGAAGATAGCACAGAGATTGAGATTGTCGCTGCTCCACGCCTAAAGTCAGTGGAGTATTCAGATCTGTACACGCCGGGCAGAGTTTGGTCTTTAGACATTGTAGACGAATTTGTAGACCTGTCAAAAGACTGCGCACTTTTTGTAGATGATGTCGCTCATAGTCCAAAAATTAAAGAGGCGCACGCGTTAAAGTTCAGACCAAGAATGAATACTAAAGGTGACAAAAGAGTACAGGTAGTCGTCAATGGGGATACTGTATTCGACGAAGTAATTAGGCAAAAAACGTGAATGTCATAGAGATAGCGACGTGCATAAACGTCTATAAGTCAGCTATAGATCCGTCAGATTTTATGCACGAGATAGAGAAAGAGACCGACAACCCGTGGTCAGAGGTCGAATGGCTAACGTCTTCTGTCGGTCTTGGCTCAGTATCTTCTTACAGGACTTCTGCAGAAGCAAACATTACTCATTTAGAGCATTCGCAAACAGCTCTTGCGCAAAAGTTTAGCGGTATCTCTAAGCGAATTCTTGATGAGATACTTCCAGACTACAGAGAACAATACATTGTCTCGACAAGCGGGTACGAAGGTTGGAGACTTTTAAAGTACTCAGGTGGTGGCGAGTATCATGCTCACTACGACCACGCCCCTCTCAATCAAAGAATTGTCAGCGTAGTCGCCTTTCTTCAGTCGCCAGAGTCCGGTGGGCAACTCGAGTTTCCGTTTTTTGATGTTACAATAGACGCAGAGGCAGGAGACGTAGTAGTGTTCCCTTCTAATTTTCCGTACGTGCACATCGCGCATCCGGTGATGTCTGGAACAAAGTGCAGTTTAGTCACATGGCTACAGTAGTAAAACCAATAAGTGAGCTTTCCATCGCGCCTGACGGGTGCTTTGCTTTCATTGACTATTCCGCCGAGTCAGTGTCAGTGGTGTACGACACCCCCGCCGGCGAGTCTGAGTACTTAGATTTCGAGGCGTTTTCTCATGAAATTGGTACTCTTTTGCGTTTTCAGTCAATACCGACTTTCGGGCAGACTGCTTGGTCAATGAGAGTAGTCACTGACTCGGGGGACTCTCAGCTTCTACATTGGAACGTGTACGAAGACAATTTTGATGCGTGGGAAAACATCGAGCTACTCCCTCATCAATTTCTCGGTTTTCTAAAGTCAGTTGACACAAAGGTAATCAACCACTCAACTCGATTAGTCGCAGCGGACAACAGATGCGACGACACGATGTACGGCCCAAGAATGTACTTCCCCACCGACGGGATTAAACCTTCTCCATTAGATTTTTCTTTAGCGAAACAGTCAACTCTTGGTGGATTTGTTCCGCTGCTAAACGTAAATGGAGTTGCTCACATTACTTCTCAGTCAATTCATAAAATTGGAATGACTTGGAGAAATTGGCCTGTAGTGACATTAGTGTCTAGAACACTTTCCGGCACATTGCGGCTGCTTGCTGAGTGGCGTGATCTGCAGATAGCTGGTCTAGCGACGGAAGACTTTGCAAAAGACGCGGTGGTTTTTCTTGACACGCTGGGAATCACTGAAGAAATGATAGCAGAACTTAAGGAAGCAGAAGTGCCGATGCCAGTGGAGCGATTTATGCGCGGATACGGCAACCCACGGCATGGCTTCTCCGAAACAGGAAATTTGCCAAGTTCAATTAAGACTCATTTGAAAAAACAACTTAGGTACAAAACACTTAGCGCGCTTGAAGCGCAGCACCCGTCGCACCCAGCAGTGCTAGAAAAGTTAAAGAGTGCAGAGCGAAGACTACAGCAAGAAGCCGTGCTCATTTTTGTTGTAAACAGAATGCCTGGAATTGACCCAGAAACTGTCACGGCTCAGATGATAAAAGACTGCATAAACGGAGAGGGGCAGTTTTCCGTGCAAATGCTTCCTCCGCCGAGGCCAATTGATTTTCCAATGATAGAAAAAGCAAGACTTGCTGCGAGGTATTTTGATGCGACATCACGATAGTCTAAGCTTTTGCGTTGTTGGCTCCGGCACGGCGGGGCTGATAACTTCAATAGTTCTTAGACAAGCGTTCCCAGACTCCAAAATTACAAATGTGTCGTCTAGCAAGATTGGCATTGTTGGCGTCGGCGAAGGCAGCACAGAACACTGGCGCTTTTTCATGGATAAGTGCAATATCGGAGTCGAAGAAGTCATTAAGAACACAGGCGCGACGCACAAGTACGGTATTCGTTTTGAGAATTGGACTACGGCTATCCCTGACTATTTCCATAGCGTAGCTTCAATCTTCGACGTCGAAGCGTATGGTCTGATTGGTGAATACTTGTCATACTTAGAGAATAGCAAACTCATCACCACTCAGACGTCAACAATCGGCTTAGTACAAGACAAAATCATCAGAGAGAATCTCCACAACAACACTAATCAGTATCACTTTGATACGTTCTTACTCAATGACTTTTTAGTCGGCGTTTGCTTTAAACGAATGATTAAGTTTATTGATGACGAAGTTTCAAATTTAGTGCTTGACCCAAACGGCTACATCGACTCAGCAAATTTGTCTTCCGGCGAGAGCGTATCTGCCGACGTGTGGATTGACGCGACTGGCTTTAAGCGCGATTTGATGTCAAAGCTCGACAACACTTCTTGGAAGTCTTTTTCGGAGTATCTACTTGTTGATTCAGCAATCGCGTTCCCAACTGAGTCTGACCCAAACGGAAAGATAAGGCCGTACACTAGAGCCAGAGCTGCATCTTCTGGCTGGATGTGGGAAATACCGACGCAGACGAGAAGAGGAAACGGCTACGTTTACTCGTCTAGTCATTTGACAGAAGAAGAAGCGGTAGAAGAAGCAAGAAAAATTAGCGGCTACAATATCGAGCCAGCTCGCTCATTTAAGTTTGACCCAGGGTACCTAGAGCATCAGTGGCACAAGAACTGCATAGCTGTAGGTTTGGCGTCGTCTTTTGTTGAGCCGCTTGAGGCGACAAGTATTGGTAGCACGATTATTCAAGCAATGCACATTGCTGAATACTGTGCGTCATACGTTCGCGGAGCAGAAAAGTTAACAGCAGACTACAACAAAAAAATGGCTCACATGATGCTCAACATACGAGACATGATGAGACTTCACTATATGTCAGACAGACAAGACACTGACTTTTGGAAAGACATCTCTGTCTCGCCGGTTCCAGACTCGCTTCAAGAGCTTTTAGATCTCTGGAGTGAAAGAGCACCGGGACATCTAGACGTACCGCACGCAGGGCACTTAATGTTTCTGTCAAGAAACTTTTTACATGTCGCACAGGGGCAGAATTTAGTGCCGACGCTGCCAAGCTCACTCGCGCTTGATCGACTTAAGATACGACAAATTGTAGAAAAGAAGTCTGACGAAGTCAGAATAAATAGACATGCTAGAGAGCTAGTAGATCATAAGCAAGCGCTAATGGAAACGGTAAATGAAGATTGAGAAGCTAGATATCAACAAGCTTAAGCGCGTAAAGCCAGGAACGATAAGAGTCACTACAGTAGACAACAGGTTTTACAATGACGCGCCTTATGTCAATTCCAAGTCTCGTCTTCCGCAGTGGTTCAGACGAGTGCACAAAGGCGATGGGTCAATTCGTTCTTGCTCCGGTATTTCTGATTTCTTAGAGTTTGGAGTAACAATTCCAGCTTGGACAACTTTTAAGTTTGTTCCGAACATCAACCGAGGAGTCTGGGAGATACGGGCAGATCAGTTTAACCCGCAGCTCGACTATCAAATGGCTAGCGGGTTTCACTTTGAGCAGACTGGGAGCTGCCCGATGACTGAAGCGCGCAAGATAGAAAAGATGTCGTACCCAAAGTTGATAACACCATGGAGAATACAAACAGCTCCGGGGTGGTCTTCAATGTTTCTTCCAGTGTTTTATGAAGAAAATGCAGAGTACTCGATTTTGCCAAACATCGTAAACACAGACTATTATCAAATGGCAAATATAGTTCTCAACATCAAAACAGACTCTGAGTTCACGATCAAACAAGGCACGCCGTTGGCGCACGTTATCCCTATCCAACGTAAGAACGACATTCACCGCATCGAATACGTAGACGAGTCTTTTTTTAAGTACGCGTCATCAAACATGTATCTCACTGGCGGTGTTGCTCCAGCCGAGGCATCAGGCGTAGCCTATAGAAAAGCAGCAAAAGTAGTTGACTCTTTTCTTGAGCGTAAATCAAAAAAGTAAACATGAGAAAAGCGCTAAACAAAGTAGTTAATGCCGTACATACAATGTCTGCTAAAGACTATTGGACAAAACCAAATATTGTCGAAGCATGGGGATTCGCAACAAAAATTGCAATTATCTTCCCAGGCTTGCTACTTGGGCAGCAGTGGTGGTGGCTCTATATCTTCGCTGTGCTGTCAAGCGTGGCGTTGATATGGTCTTCTACTGAAAAAACGCTACCGACAATAATTTTGTTCAATTTCGCGTGGGTCATTCTTGCGTCTGTTTCTATTCTTAAGCACTTTTGGTGGTTCTAATGAGATTTCACGTAGTCAGTCTTCCGCACACTAATACAACAGAAGACTTTACCGCTTGCGCGTACACCGAGAAGGTGCGTAAGTTCTGCATTATGATGAAGAATCTTGGCCACACGGTGTATCTGTACGGCGGTGAATTCAATGAAGCGCCATGCGACGAGCACGTCATGTGCATAACAGAAGAAGAACGGCTCGCGGCTGTCGGCGATAATCACTATTCAGCGGCGTCTTTTGACTGGAACCTACCGCACTGGGTAAGCTTCAACTGCAATACTATTGTCGCTATCAAAGACAGACTAGAGCACGGTGATTTTATTTGCTTGATCGCGGGATACGCTTCAAAGCCAATTGCCGACGCGTTCCCCAACGAATTGAGCGTCGAGTTTGGCATTGGTTACGGTGGATCATTCGCGTACTACAAAGTCTTTGAGTCGTATGCGTGGATGCACTCATGCTACGGGTCTAAAGTCACAGATCCGCACGCGCTTGACGGGAAATTCTACGACACAGTAATTCCGAGTTACATCGACGTAGACGATTTTCCATTGCAAGAAACCCCTGACGACTACTATCTGTACATTGGCCGGTTAATCGAGCGCAAAGGCTATCAAATTGCAGTTGACGTTTGCAAGCATCTCGGAAAACGACTTGTTATCGCGGGGCAAGGAGTGCCGCCATCGTACGGAGAGTACGTCGGAGTTGTTGGCACAGAAGAGCGCGCAAAATTGATGGGCGGAGCGATTGCAGTCTTTACTCCTACGATCTACGTCGAGCCGTTTGGGACTGTTGCTGTAGAAGCTATGGCGTGCGGAGCACCAGTCATCTCGACCGACTGGGGAGCATTTACAGAAACTGTCATTGACGGAGTAACAGGCTTTCGCTGCCATACTTTTCGCGAGTTTATTGACGCAGCTGAAAACGCAACAAGTCTTGACAGAGCGCTCATTAGCAAGTACTCAAAAGATAGGTATGGTCTAGACACAGTTGGAAAAATGTACGAGAAATACTTCACAAGACTACAGTCATTGTGGGGAAGTGGCTGGTACGATCTTAATTACACAAACTAGGAGACAGTTATGCAGATAGACACACAACGAGTAATTGACGATCTTCTTGAGCAGAACAAGCAGATGACTCTTCAGCTTTCAGTAGCGCGCGCAATGATCGCGCAACTACAGGAAGAGATTGAAAAATCTAAGCAGACCGAACTTCCGGCTAAGAAGACGGCTTCTTAGACTTTAGCTTTTCTTCTTTGGCTTTCTTTGACGCGTGATACGCGGTCACCGCGTTGGCGCTAGTTCTGCTCTTCCACTCAAAGTCACATTCTGAACAGATTACAACTTTCATTGTAGTCCAGCGCGTACCGTCTGGATCGTCGCGCGTTTCTACAAAAAGCTTAGTTGGCCGCGCGCCGCAGTAAGGGCAGTTTGGAAAGCGCTGTCGGCGTATTTCTTGCCCAGTGTGAGAGACAGAAAGAGCTCTTCTAATTTCTGCCTCATCTCTTCCACCCCAGACTCCCCATATTTGCTTATTGTCTAGCGCCCACTGTAAGCATTCTTTTCTTACTGGGCAAGTAAAGCATAGATTCTTAGCGTCATACACTTCGCTTCTTACGCTTGAAAAGAAGAACGGCTTAAATCTTTTGTTCTTGGGGTCTTTGCACGCGGCTTTTTCGTGCCAGTCAATGTCATTTAGTCTAAACATTGAAGCTGACCCAGGTTATTTCTAAAACCTCGTCAACTTCGTCACCTTCGCGCGTCTCTCCAAGTTCATCACAAACGAAGTAGTCAATATCTCCATCAACTACTCCAGCGTATCCGTGAAGTACCTGCGCTCTTTCTACGAGTTTAAACCCGTCGCCAAGCGATACAGCGGAACCGTCTCTCTGCAAAGCAGATGCCAGCGCTCTTTTCACGATCTCGTTTTCAAGATCAACGTGTGTCTCCGTGAAGAACACAGGAGAAGCGTCTATAGAATAAAGACCTTCACCTGTCCATTCAGACCACAGGCACTCGCCGGTTCTAAGATCCCGCATGATGAGGAAATCTTATACTGTTTAGATGCTCTCAGTTGACTTCTAAGACACTTATTGCCAAGTATATAGTGCCCGGCTTTAAGTTCAGTGGAGCGGCTCCTGGTGCCTCTAATAGAGGCCTACGCGGCGACTACGTATCCGTCCTGGTGCGGCCACAGATACTCATAGGTTGGCGGCTGAAAGCCAGCGTCTTCTGCCCAGCCGAATTGCTTGTACCAGTCGTAGTTCTTACACAGTAGCGCTGTACGATGAGTTGAGCAAAGGTTCTCAAAGTACTCGAGATCTGTCATCCACGACGGCAGAGTAAGCTCGTTAGAAATACGGCCTAGCTCGACTGCGCGGTCGTAGGTGCGGTACGTCTTCTCAAGAAGGCTGGACTTATAGCCACGGCTACGCCACTCAAAGTAGGTGGCAGAAATGTAGGAGACAAGCAATGTCTCGTGGCCTCGCCACATCTTGACTACTGGGTGGCTTGACCAGCCTTTTGGCTTGCGGTCGTTGCCGTCTGGGTCAAGTTCGCACATTGTAAGCAGACACTGCCAAGCCTCGAGCGTCTGCTTGTGAAGGCGCTTATTGTCGAGGTGCTGAGCCGTAAGCTCAAACGACTGCGTGTTTGTAAGAAATGATTGCATTGTCTACCGTCCTGTGTCTTTGCAGACATTATATCATCGGACTAAGCAAAAACTGCAACTGTCACTTATCAGCGTACCAATTTTTTCTGGCAAACTGCCTACTGAAACCCTTGTCTGTGTTTACTAGCCACTCTCTGTCACCGATGAGGTCACCTTGAGGGCCGTTTGGCTGGCCATCAAGGGCAGCTGCAACCGCCTCCCCGATCCACGTCCCCGCCTGAGCAGAGACTGCCTTGCCCCACGTCGCACTAAGTGCTGAGTACCCTTTTGCATCTGCAAATTCCCAGTTGTCTGGGAGACCTTGGATTCTCGCGGCTTCTCTGTGCGTGATTAGTCTAGGCTGAGTAGGGTGAATGACAAGATCAAGCGCAGCGCCAGTCAGTACGTTGCACCATGACTTGCCATCCCATCTGCTCGGGACGGAGAAGCCCATGTACCAGTCGTTGTCGATGATCTTTTTCTCGAGTGACTGCCAATTCTGTGGGAATTTTCCACCGTTCTTGTCGACAGCCATTTTCAATGCTTCAGCAATTTCTGTTCTGGCTGGCCAACCGTCTGCTCCAAGAATGTCAAAGATCTCGTTAATTCGAGTAGTACCAATCTGCTGCTTGTTCATGTGGCCATCGACGAGACCGTCTTTGTTTCTAAGACGCTCGACGAACTTAGACGGCTTTCCACTGTACTTCTGCCTGTCCCAAGTGAGATCGCAGTGCTCGAGGTCACCGATGACATCCATCATTGTTGGCATTTCTTCAGGCGCAGTCGCTTGCGCGCCGAATGGCATTCCCGATTCTACTGCTGTCCAGAAGTATCTTGGACGATAGGAAAATCCACCAACCTGTAGGTTGTTCATCTTGACGTGGTACAGGTCATATTTCTTACCAGAGAGTTCTTCTACCATGTCGCGGTATTTGACCATTACGTCGCGACCTTGCGTGTACGCCTGCTGTACGCATTCAAAGACAATCATGCGAGGCTTTACCTTCGCGGCGTAGCGCATGAACGCGCGAGTGTGCTCATGTGCTGCTGCGTCTGGGCCGCGGTTTGCTGGGCCAGACCAAGTCGACCACCCGGAGCATGGCGGGCACCCCATAACAACGTCAGCATCTTGCGTTGGCCATTCTTCTTCTACGTTCGAGAAAAATGACGCCCACTGATGACCGAGATGATGGCGATTTAGCTCGGCGACTGGGTTACCAAAGTTAAGAGTCCCAGTTCTAAGAGTCATTTCCATCCCCGCGTTTACGAACCCGTAGCTCATAAAGCCGGCTAGCCCGTTGCAGTCGATAAAAGTTGGCTTACTCATTTGCATTAACCTACCTAGTCAGTATTGCAGATTTAGACCGTATCACGCGAGGCCGCAGTAGCGGATGCATTTTCGCCAACTTCGTAGCCGCATGCTGCGTACCCAGCAACGTCGACCCACGTGTCGGCTTGAAAACCAAATTGCTTGTTCGCATACCTTGCCATCTTCACGCCGATCATCATCATCGCGACGTCTTCTTCAGTGATTTCTATTGGCAGAATAGCTGACCAAATCTTAGCTATTCTTTTGAAGTTGTCTTGAGGTGTCCCGTACTGCTCGTCTCTTTGACCGGAGATAATGTCAGCAGCTTCTTTTAGGCAACGCGCGCGGCCATCTTGGCGTTGAGCAGGCGTCTTCACTTGCTTACTCTGATAAACAGGGTGCCTACGTACGTGTCGTAGTCAGTAGTGACGCCGTCTGTTTTAGCCTGTATGTTTATTTCTGACCCTTCAGGGAGTTCTGCATGCTCATTGGCAGAAAGCTTGCGCCACTCGGCACGAGCCGCTGACATGATGCTATCGATAGAGTCACCAAATACTTCAATCTTTGCGAGTATTCTCATAGTAGTGATACCAATTTTTCTAAGTTGTACGACGGGTGATGAGTAGCAGTTAATTCTGGCAGCGCGTTGTCAATTGATTTGACGATGACATCTCCGTTACAGATTTCAACCACTTCGCATAGTCTGCCGTTGTGTATCGAGCCAGTCGAGCCAGAGTATGCATTGTTCTTAACACGAACAACGTCGCCTACTTTAATGTTTCCAGTGTGCACTTGTACCCACAATTCACTTATGGGGGCATTCGGCTGTATTACAGCTGCTGGTGTCGTAGTCATCCAGCGCCCTAAAACAAGTGGTGCACTTGACTCCCGCGTCGAGAACCTTGTAGCCGTTCTTTTGCCTGTCAGCATTCTTTTGCATTTTTGCAAGATATTCTTCATCAAGTTCTTCATCTGTTGCTCCAGCTGCGCAGAGTATGTTTGCAACAAAGTGCAAGACATCTACGCACTCTTTGACGATCTCCTTGCGATCTGCGTACGGGTCGTCATGTTGCCACGGCTTCCACGAAATTGCCTTGCGCACTTCGGCGAGCTCATCGTCAATTGCAAGCATGTTCCAACGGATGTACTCGATGAGATAGTTGAGGCTATCTGCGTCTTCACCGTGCAATAGCTCATAGTTGACATTGTACACTTGGTCTTGAAGCTGGCGTGTCTTTTTTAACCATTCATTGAACAGTATTTTCATTTCATACTCCTATGATTCTTTGCAATGTATCTGTCACTGTGTCTTGAGAAGGGATTGATGAAGTGTATTCTTGGCGCTGTAGCACTGAAAGTTCGTATCTGTCAATCTCCGACATTTCTTCGATGCCAGCCGCTAAGTGAGACCATGCTGGGCCAATGCTCGACGTGATCTTCCAATCGCTTGCAACTGGAGCGCCAGCGTTCAATGCTTGCGCCCATCGATGACTCCATGAGATTGATCCGTTATCTTCTGGGCTAATTAAAGCTCCAAATGAAGATTGCATTCTTTTGAAAACAGACTCGTCGTCGTCTGACCGCTTCTTCTTCATTGACGAGTGCGGCAGAGTAAGCGAGTGAAGCGTTGACTCAATCCATTTTGTTTTGTCTGTGTTTAGCAGCCACGTTCTTGACCGGTCCCCGTGGAAAAGTCTAAGCGAGGGTTCTATGAAAAAAGAATCTACGCAGATAGTAGAAACGGACTTAGCCGCATTCTCGCTAAGCGCGGAAGAAAAGCTCTCTGCTGACGACCACGGTGTCACCGGAATTATCGTAGAAGGCCACTCTTCTGAGTTCAGGAACTCGACGGCTGAAAGAACAGCGTTCTTCACCTTCATGTTGATAATGACCGCCTCGTACTCTTTTCTCAACGCGTAAAAAGTCGTAAACAGCCTTGTCTTATCTTTGTCAATAGCTCTAAGGTTTGCCGCTATCGAAGAAATGTTAGGCGAGTCAATAAAGAACTTGAGGCGTTCATCTTCACGAAACGCGTCAATAAAGCTCAAGACTCCGTAGGCTCTATTAGCTGTAACGCTTAGCGCTGGGGCTATGCCAACAAGAAAAGCGTCGTACTTGTCATAGTCTTTTCTTAAAAAGTTGACGTTAGGAGCTCCCCACTCAACGCGGTGCCCGCTCTTTTCTAAGATCTGAGAAGCTGCACCCGCAAAAGAAAGCGATTTGGCGTTGAGCTTTTTAGACGATTGAGGAGAAGTCATCCCCGTTACTAGAACTTTGGCCACTGCTACCTAGAACCGTCTGGATTGATCTTTAGACCAGAGTCCTCTGCAAGCGCTCGAGTAACTATGCGCTCGCAATGCTCAACGAACGACTCGTACGCTGGCATGTGAGGGCGAAGAGCGTCTCCTTGCGCGGCAGCAGCAGCAGCGAGCTCCGCATCTGACATTGACTCGACTTGCTTAATCGTTAGCTTGTACGCGTCTCCTAGCGGCGCGCCTTCACCTTTGTCAGCTACAAGAATGGAACCGACGCGTGCCGCATACATAAACCGGCTCCTCCACCATCCAGAGCCCGCGTGAGGATACGGAGGTGAAAGAATGCCCCAGTAATCATTGTAGAACGCGAGAACGTCTGCTTCACTGTCAAGACGCTGTCCGCCGAACTTCTTAATTAGCTTCCTGCTACCAACAATCTCAACTGGCCACTCCGGCTTTTTCTTTTCAAGCCAGGTGTCGTGCGGCATCAGTGCGCCAAGCACCCACTTGCGCTCTTTTAGAGTTGCATCTTTTGGCTCAGAGGTTGCGAGAATGTCGTAGATCGTCGCGCTCGGATCAAGCGCCTCAATACCACTCATTGATTTTGGCATACGCTTGCGCACAAGCGAGCGATCTCCAAATGAGTACATGGGGCAGGCAGCGACTAGTCCTCTTGACCAGCGCTCATCTAGCATTGTTTCAGCAGTGGCAACGAGCTGCTTCTCGTAGATCTTAATGTTTTCGTCCGTATCGTGAAAGAAGTATCTTCCAATCGCGCACTTGTCTGCTTCGTCTGGGTTGACGGCTCTGACTCGCTCGACTGCAGCCTCCGCGTCTGCAAGACTAAAGTACGTCGCTGGTTCGTCTCCACGAGGGCCAGTCAAGAGATACTTATACAAAAGCTCTGGATGATTCTTCAACGCGCGACAAGCGTTGAACACAGAGCTAAACTGCCAGTCGTCAAAAAAACCAACTGCCGGTATTCCTGAGCTTAGCGCGTACAGCGCTCCCATTGCACCCTGTCGCCCGTTTAGAGAATTGAGAGGAGCTAAGTTTACCCAAATTACGTCGTACTGCGAGAGGTCTTCTCCTGGGGTGACTCGTCGCCAGTCAACTTGGTGGCCGCGTTCTCCCAATGCTTTTGCAATTGAAGCAGGGACGTCAATTTTTTGAATAGTGCGTCTTTCAGTGTTAATTTGAAGAGCTGTAAACCCGGTCATTAAAATGCGCATGTCAAGTCTTTCGTAGTAAGCGTCGGTGCGCCAGAACTATACACTAAAAGGCATAGCGCTGGCGCACCGAACGTCGGCGTGATTCTGATTTTGTTAGATCAGAAAGGCGCAGCCGGCGGAGCGGCTGGTGCCGGAGCAGCTTCGGCTACAGGCGCCTCTGCAACTGGAGCAGCGGCGGGTGCCGGAGCAGGTGCAGGTGCAGGAGCAGCGGCGGGCGCCGGAGCAGGTGCAGGTGCAGGAGCAGCGGCGGGCGCCG